GCTTGGATCGGGCCTTGGTCTCTATCTGGCCTTCGCGGATGGGGAGCGAGGTGCCCGGGTCGCCGCCGCCGCGGGCGACAAATACCAGGCGCGGGTCGTCTTCGACGATGCGAGAAAGATGGTGAGGGCTTCGCCGGTTCTTTCTCGGATCTGCGAAGTACAAAAAGACCAGATCATCGGGCCCAATGATTCGGTCTTCGAGGTGATCTCGGCGGATGCCGAAACCAAGCACGGGCCAAAATACAGCGGGATCATCTTCGACGAAATCCACACGCAACCCAAGACCGGGCGCACCCTCTGGGATGTGATCACACCGGGGATATCCTCACGGGATCAGCCTCTCATCGTTTCGCTGACAACGGCGGGAAAAAACAAGGTCCACCTGTGGCACGATCTCCGGGAGCGATCGCTGGCCAAGATGGCCAACCCCAAACAGGATCGGACTTTCTGGGGACTGGTCTACGCCGCACCCGAGGACGCCGACATCTTTTCCGAGGCGACTTGGCGCATGGCCAACCCCTCCCTCGGGGCGGCGGTCAAGCTGGACTACCTGCGAGACATGGCCGAGCAGGCCCGCAAAGATCCCAAGACCGAGGCGCTTTTCCGCTGGTTGCATTTGAATCAACCCGTTGACACGACGACCCGCTGGATCACAGGCGAGGAGTGGGATCAGTGCGTCCTATCCCTCGCTTCTTAAACGGCACCAAGCCGCGGGCCTACGCCGCCTTTGACATCGCTTCCCGGCGAGACCTGGCGGCTTTGTCGATTGCGATCCCCATGCCCGAGGATGAGATCTGGGTCGATACCTATTGCTGGATCCCGAGGGGCGCAATCGAATCAAAAGAGCCGATGCTCCGGGATCTCTACGAGGTCTGGGAGCGTGAGGGCTGGCTCACGGTTCACAGCAGCCAAACAACCCGCTTTAAGAATTTGCTCGCCGATTTCTACCAGCTTGCCGCCGAGACTTACGAGATCGTCGAGGTCGTCTACGATCCCTGGCAAGCGGAGATGTTCATCCAGGATCTGGAGGATGAGGGTTTCACCTGCCGCGAGTTCATCCAAGGTTACCGAACCTACACGCCCGCCATTCGCTGGATTGAAAGCCTGATCGCCGATCGCAAGCTCCGCCACGATGGCAACCCGATCCTTCGCTGGGCGATCAGCAATCTCAAAATGGATCACGATCCCGCCGGAAACTCGAAACCGAACAAGCCCAAGAGCACCGCCAAGATCGACCCCGCCGTGGCGATGATCATGGCCGCGAGCTGGGCCGCCGAAAAAACCAAGAAGGGCGAGGAGTCCCTCGGGCTTTCCTGGGAGTAGCTCACGCTTCACGCCGGATCTTTTGACGGGCCATAAATCCTCTGACACACGGGGGAGCCATGGCTTTCAGCTTTCGTGGATTTCTGAGCTCTTTGACTGGTGGGGCGAGCGAGGTCTTCAATGCCCTTCGCCTCATCGGCTCCTCGATGATCAACCTCGGCCCGCTTTCCGATGGCGATTATCCGATTAGCTACCAGGGTGCGCTCACCATCTCGGCCCTTTATCGGGCCCGTAATGTGATCACCGGGGCGATGGCGGCAACCGAGTTCCGCCTTGAAGAGATCACGCCCCAGGGGCTCAAGCCGGTCGATGGCAACCCGATCGACAATGCGCTCCGCTTCGGTCTCGATGCCGACATGGAGCAAGCGGTTTTCCTCGATGCGCTGATCAGTCACGCGGCCTTCAAGGGCAACGGCTACGCCGCGTTGAGCTTTGACGATAACGGCGAGTTTGAGAATGCCACCTTGCTCGATCCCGATTGGGTCAAGCCCGCCAACGCTCCCAATGGTGAGCCTGGCTACTGGGTGCGCGAGCCCAACCAAGAACCCTACTGGCTTGACCAGTACGAGGTCCTTCACCTCATGGGCCCGTCCCATGATGGGCGCCAAGGGCTTTCCTGGATCGATCTTGCCAAGCGCTCGCTGAATCTGGCGATCAATACCGAGCGCTACGGCGGGCGGTTTTTCAGCAAAGGCTACATGTTTTCCGGGATCCTCAATGTCCCGGGGGCGATCAAGAAAGAGACCGAGGAAGAGCTCAAGCTCAACCTTCGCCGGATGCATGAGGGCGCCAGCAACAGCCACGGCATCCTCATGCTCAAGGGCGAGCAAAAGTACACGCCGAATACGGCGATCAATCCCCAAGATGCCCAGTTTTTGGCGACCCGGGCCTTCAATGTTTACGAGATCGCCCGCTGGACTGGGGTGCCACCATCCAAGCTCTATGTCGAGGGTGGCGTCACCTACAACGGCTCCGAGCAAGAGGAGTTGGATTTTCGGAGTAACTGCCTTCTCTTTTGGGTCAATCGGTTCAAGCAACAGATCGCCAAGAAATTGATCCCGCTTGATAAGCGCTCTCGCTGGGTGGTGACTCACAATTTCCGCCAGCTCAACGGCATCGACCGCCTGACCGCGATCCGGGCCGAAAGCCTTGCCGTCAACTGGGGCATGCGGCTCCCCAACGAGTCAAGGCGTGAGCTGGGCTTTGGGCTCGATCTGCCGGGTGGCGATACGCCGATGCGCCCAGGCAACATGCAACCGATCGGGTCCCAGCCCGGCACGATGCCCGGTGATGGTGGCCCGGTGCCGTTGATCGATCAGGTTCCCGCCTTGCCCGATGTCCAGGCGACCGATGCGGCAACCGCCGCGGCGGCGGGCGATGTCCAGGCGACTGCGCTCAACGGCGCCCAAGTCACATCCCTCAAGGATATCGTCGCCGATGTCCAGGCCGGGATCTTGAGCGTTGAGACCGGCGCCGCTTTGGTGGCGGTGGCGTTCCCACTCATCAACCAGGCCGACATCGACAAGATCTTTGCCGGGATCAAGGCGATCCCCAAGCAACCAAGCCCGGAGCCAGCACCATGAGACCTGTCCTTCTTGAGCGCCGAGCGTTTGAGTTCCGGGCCGAACTCGGTGGGGAGCCCAGCCGCCCCAAGATCAGCGGGTACGCTGTCGTCTGGAACAGCATGAGCGAGGATCTTGGGGGCTTTCGCGAGATGATCGCCCCGATGGCGTTCTCTCAGACGCTGGCCGACAAGTCGGTGCGTCGGCACGCCTTTTGGAATCACGATTCCCGCCTGGTCCTCGGCTCCGAGGAGAATGGCTCTTTGGTGGTCAGGCAAGACGACAAGGGCCTTTACTTCGAGGCGACTCCCCAGCCGACCAGCTACGCCAACGATCTGCTTTTGCTGATGCGCTCAGGCGATGTCAAGAAATGTTCCTTCGGGTTTATGTGCTACGCCGGAGGTAGCAAATGGCACGAGAACGATGACGGGCAGGTCATAAGGACGGTAAGCAATGCCCGACTTTACGAAGTGTCGATCGTGACCGAGCCCGCCTACCAGGCGACGAGCGCCGATGTGCGCATGGCTCAAGAGGAGTTCCAGAGATTCACCCGTAGCCGGTCGGGGACCGGTTACCTCGGATTGGCGGCGCGAGCGCTCCGGCTTCGCCGCCGGTAGATGTCCTGGGAAAGGTTCCCGGGTGTTTGTTTCAGGGCCGAAAGGTGCGCCCTAGTTTTGGAGGCTCTTATGAGCTTGTCGAATTTGGCCGAAGGGCTGGGCCTTTCCGTTGGCCCGGCGATTGAGACCCGTGGAGGCGATGGCGCCTCGGCTACCCAGTTTGTGGTTCCCGGCACCCGGGAAGGTCGGGAGGCTCTTTACCAGGAGCTGACCCAAAAGCGCGAGGCTTTGTACGCCGAAGCGGACAAGATCGGTGAATCGACCAAAGAGCAACGGGCGGTCGATCCCGAAGCCGAAGCCCGCTTCAACACCATCGAAGCCGAGGTGCGGGATCTGAGTTCTCGCCTCCTCGCCCTCGAAGAGGCGATGAAGGCCGACATGGCCGACGATGTGGCCGAGGCCGAGACCGTCGATCGGTTCGTGGCTCGGATCCAGTCGATCCGCACCAAGCCCGCTCGGGTGCAAAGGCGGAGTTCCCAGATCCCCGCGGGATCGTTTGGGATCGTGCGCGATGTCAACGACAAGCGATTCAAGCGCAATGTGGCCAAGTCGCTCTTTGGTTGGTTTGCGCCCGAGTCGGTGACCGATGAGACCCGCACCGCCGCCGATGAGATCGGCTTTGATCTCAATACCAAAAAGCTGGCGATCCGGCTTTTTGAAAGCGAAGCCGAGCGTGAGCTTCGGGCCGACATGAGCACCAGCGCCGGCTACGGTGGCAACACCATCGCCACGGTCCTGACCGATTACATCCAGATCGCGCTCAAAGACCATGCGCCCTTGCTCGATGTGGCCCGTGTTTTCCGCACCGCTCAGGGCAACCCGCTCAAGCTGCCCACGATTGACGACACCGGGACCGATGGGGCGCTTGGGACCGAAGGCTCGGCGCCCTCCGCCTCGGAAATAACTGACTCCTCCAAGACCTTCAACAGCTACCGCGTTGAAAGGCTCATCAAGGTCTCCAATGAGCTCCTCCGGGACACCAACTTTGGCGATCTGCCCCAGGTGATCGGCCAGCTTTTGGGTGAGTCGGTGGGTCGCAAGATCTCCGGCTATGTCGCAACCGGGACCGGCTCCAGCCAGCCCGAGGGGATCGTCACCGGTTCCGCCGCGGGTCTGACCGCTGCGAGCGCCACGGCGATCACGATGAATGAACTGATCCGCCTGATCTACACGGTCGATACCGCGTACCATCAGGGCTCCATGTTCTTCATGAATCCCTCGGTTTGGAGTTCCTTGCTCCAGCTTCAAGACGCCTTCGGTCGCCCGCTCATCGGTGACTTCACCGACATGTCCAGGCCCATGATCAAGGGCTTCCCGGTCAAGCTGGTGCCTGGCATGGCCGCCAGCATTGCGACGACCGCCAAGACTGTCCTCTTTGGCAATCCGAAATACTTCGGCATCCGCCTGGTTGGCGATCTCGAAGTGGTCCGGTTCAACGAGCTCTACGGTGCCGCGTACCAGACCGGGTTCATGGCGGTCCAGTTCATGGACTCCAAGGTGACCTTGTCCGGCGCGATCAAGCGCATCACTCAGGCTTGATGAATCCCCTCGGGCGGGGTCGTGGTCGCCGCCACGCCACGGCTCCGCCTTCCCTTTTTCGCAAGGTTCCTCCGATGAAAACAAAGATCCGCTTACTCTCCAGTCGTGTCTCGGACACCGAATCGCTCGCCGTGGGCGCCGAGATCGAAGTCGAAGCCGCCGAAGCCAGGCGCATGGTCGAGGCGGGTCTGGGCGTGATCGTCGCCACCAAGCCCGAGACTCCCGAGCGATCCCTCAAATCCCAGCGCGAGACAAGGACCCTCCGGTGAAAGCCGATTACAAGATCGAGGTCCACACCGCTGGCGCGGCGATCCTGACGCTCGCCGAGCTCAAGGCGTTCGCCCGGGTCGAATCCGAGATGATTGCCGATGATGACATCTTCACCCGTCTGGAAAAGGCGGCGCGGTCCTACATCGAGGGGCGGGCCCGCTGCGTCCTCTCGGCAACGGTCTTCAACTATTACGCGCTGACTCCCGATCAAGACAACCGCATCTATCTACCTCGCTTTCCCGTGACCGGGATCACCCATTTCAAGATGCGCACCGCCTCGGATGGGTCGCAAGTCACGCTGGTCGAGGGGACCGATTACCGCTCGGCGATCATCGGGCAAAGCCCGTATCTGGAGCCAATCAACGCCGGCTGGCCAAGCTATTCGGGCACGGGCAATATCCGCTTTGACCATATCGAGGTCCGCTTCACGGCGGGATTCACGAGCACGACTAGGCCGGTCGAGCTCGAGCAAGCGGCGCTTTCCCTGGTCAACTTCTGGTACGAAAATCGGGGCGATGCCAACCGCCCGATCCCGCAATTCATCAACGACCTGATCGACAGCGCCCAAAGCGGGATGTGAGCCATGGACATCGGCAAGCTTCGGGACCGGGTCGAGCTCCAGCGCTGGGTCGAGCGCGAAGATTCCTACGGGCAAAAAATCCGCACCCCGGTGACTTACGCTCACATCTGGGCCAATGTGCAAGAGGTGGCCAGCGCCGAAACCATCATCGCCATGCAGCTCGCCGCGGGCACGACGCTGATCATCTCGGCCCGCTGGCGGGATGATGTCGAGGAGACGCACCAGATCAAGTTCGGGCAACGGGTCTTCGGTCTGACCGGTCGCCCGGTCAACCCCGATGGCAAAAAGATCGAGATGATCATCGGCGCCAGGGAGTGGAAAGGATGAGCGAAACCCACACCTTGCACCTGGGCGACTGCCTGGAGGTCATGGGGACCTATGGCTCCAACAGCTTTGACGCGGTTGTCACCGATCCGCCGTATGGCCTGTCGTTCATGGGGAAGAGGTGGGACTACGATGTGCCATCCGTTGAAGTCTGGGCGGAATGTTTGCGGCTCTTGAAACCCGGTGGCCACCTGCTGGCCTTTGCCGGGACAAGGACCCAGCATCGCATGTGCTGTCGGATCGAGGACGCAGGATTTGAGATTCGGGACATGATCGCCTGGGTGTACGGGAGTGGGTTTCCGAAGTCGTTGGATGTGAGCAAGGCGATTGATAAGGCGGC